ATTTTTAGATCATCTGGATGATCCACTTCTCCGAGAACTGAATAACCGTTCTGAATCTGATCGTTAAGGGTCTTAACAGCCTTGCCAATCTCATTAACAGGATAAACTCGCTGATTTGCGTTGCGTATACCGCCCTGGATGCAAATCCCGGACATGTATAAGTTTTTTCCTTCTTTGTCATCAGACTCAACGACCATTTTTGCTTCATTGAAACTGAGATTCTCTCGGAGGTATAAAGACATATTGTTAGTAGTCTCTGTTATTACTTACGTGAACCAATGATGCTTTTCTTATCAGGTGCTGTGTCGCCACTGCCCTTCTTTTCTGCACCGTGACCAGGTTCTTTCTTCTTGAACGCTGTCTTACCTGCATTAGCACCTGGCTTATTAATATTACCAGCATCTTGTAATGTTGTGCTTGGCTTAGCTAAACCGCCTGCTGTTCCGCCAGTTGTTGTTGAAAAGCTCTTAGCGATGTTAGCAGTTGTACCGCCCATATCGTTTTTGCTAGCAACTACTGATTTAGCATTAGCACCGTTGTCACCGTGCTTTGGTAGTGCAACTTTGTCTACATATTCCATCATTGCATCAAGTTCATCATGACCGCCCATTTCTGGTTCTGCGCCCATGTCATCACCGCCCATATCGTGGATACCTGGGTGATCATGTTCTTCTGCTTCTTCGCCAGCCATTAGCTGTTCAAATTCTGCTTTTAATTCATCTAATGCGTCTTCTAGATCCATAACACGGTCTTCCATATCGCCGTCTTCTGAACCTTCTTCGCCGTCTTCTTCGCCATCAACATCGCTAACAAAGTCGTCGCCTTCATCGCCGCCTACTTCGCCATCATCTTCAGAATCATCAGACTCTTCTTCCTCGCCTTCTTCTTCTTCCTCAGCTTCTTCTTCTACTGGGGTTTCAGCGGCAGGATCTGCTGGAGGCATTTCATCTTCCATAAAGTCAGATTCTAATAGCTCTTCATAGATTTCGCGTGATTTTGCAACTACGATATTGTGAAAAATTTCTTTTGCTGTTTCTTGATCTTCATTGATCAAAGCTTCAAGCATAGCTTCAAATTGGGTACGATCAGTCATTGTTTGTTCTCCTGTGAATGATGATTACAAGGCTGTATTATATTTACACTTTATATTAAAAAGTGGTATAATATAGCCGTAAAACGACGTGTTTTAATAAAAAACGACAACTTATGCTGGAGGAGCCGCAGGAGTCATGTACATTGCATGTATAAATTCTAACTCGCGTTCTTGTTCCAGTATATGTGCTTCACTAGATTTACGTATTTCATTGATTTGTCGTAGCGTTAATCTAGTCTTACGAGTATCTTTTCTATGCAGACCAGATTGATCACGCTGAGGTTCATAGCGTAAATCATTAGCTACATGACGTGTGTCAGGATCGATATAAAAAAGCTCTCGAAGAATCATATTGTATTTATGCGGCTGGTGGTGTTGCAGGGGCTGCGGCCACTGCTGGAGGTGCTTCTGCTCCAGCTGTCATGTCACCTTCCATACCTTCTGGAGCAGATAAATCGCCAGCGGCACCAAGGTCACCTTCAATGCCAGCGGCACTTAGTCCTGCTGAACGCATTTCTCCAGCGGCATCCGTGTATGTAGGTTGTCCTTTACCTTGCTCTTCTCCCCATAGGCGTTCATTTTCTGCTACTTCCTCGTCATTTAGACCTAGGAAACGTTTCAATGCAAAGCGTTTTGACATAAATGGCACTGCTTGAATAGTGTTAAACGTATTAATACGTTCAGCATCAAGCGCACTTTGACGTGTTGATGCAAAGTTTAAAGGAGGATTAAACTTCAATTCAAACAAGCTAGAGTCAATATTCACACCGCGTGTGTACATGTAACGCTTAAATTCTTCATCAAACACGTATGATACTAGTGCTTGTAAACGTTCGCAGTACTTGTTAAAGCGTAGTTCTTGAATATATGCTGTACCTACTCGGCCATCATTATATGATGCCTGTGAGTCGTCTGCACCGGTTGGCAGATAGCTACTTGGTATACGTAAACCACGGAATAATTTGTTAGTAAAGTACTTTAAGTCGTCAATTTCACCTAAGTTAGTACCGCCAGGTAATGTTTCTACTTTAGAACCACGTCCTTCTGCTGTCTGTGGAAAGAAATAGTCTTCATTGATGCTTAAAGGATTGTATGCGGAGTCTATGACGTTCTGTCCACCACCGCTTTGACTTGGAATACGGCGTTGATGAATCTCATTCTTTACACGCTCAACGAATGCCATTGCCATATGACTTGGCATATTACCGACGTCAATATGGAATACTCTGCGCTCTGGAGCACGTTGTATACGATAGATAAGAATAGCATCTTCTAGTAGTTCTTTTTGCTTGTATACTTTAAAGATGTTTTCTAATAAGCTGTTACCAAATGGATAGTTGTTGTCTAATCCTTCTGATAATGATAAGTGAACAATATGCCCAGAATCAATAGCGTGTTCTGTTTCAGTTGTACCAAAGCGACCGCCACCTGACGATACTGTTGTTTTAGGCATTTGACCGCCTTGATTACCAAACCCGCCGCTACCGGCCATACCGCCTGTTCCATTGCGTGGATTAATGTTAGGAGTAATTTGTGTAGCTACTAAGTTTTCAAAGTTAGGAGCAAGATCCTTAACAACATACTGTTCTGGCTTCTTACCTTCTGATTCATTAACAATAACTTTAGTAATCTTACTTGGGTCAATATAATTCCAAGTATTTGTTTCTGGATCACGGATAAAGAATGCATCGCCGTACTTAAATACGTTGCGAATAATACGGAATATGCGTGTGTCAAACTTGTTTAGTTTGCACCACTGTTGCATATACTCACCTAAAATTTTAATTTCAGTGTTAGTTGCTTTGTGGCGCCATTGAATTGAGAACGGAGTCTTGCCGTCTTTAAGTTTTTGTGTGCAAAACTCTGCTAGGATGTCTAATGCGGCATTAACTTCTGGATCACTATCCATAACTTCATACTGCTGATAACGTTCTACACGATTTGGACTGCCTGAGTATACATCTGGCAAGTAAGAACTATAATTAGATTTAGCCGGGCCTGCACGATTAGATTGATTGCTGCCAGAAATTGGACTCAATGAAGTGCCTGTCGGTACTGGTGTAAAAAATTTCTTCCAACTCATATTTGTCCTTATGGCGTAAACCTATTATTGCTACTAATCTTTCTATTCATACCTTCCGCAATATTATTATTAGTATCTTGTAGTGACACTAATTGTCCCATCATCTTATTTAATGAATTTAGTGCTTCTAACATGTCTTTCTGAGTGGGCTCTTCAATAGGAGCACTACTTGAATTCTTTTGGGCTTCATACTCTTCAGCACGTTCTGCAACTGTTTTAGGTTGCGCTGTTTGGGCTTTTTGATCTGCATCGCTTTTTGTTTTAGCATCAGTAGCAATGCCTGAAACTTTAGTTTGGATTCCAGCAAACATATCTTTCATATTTGGAATACCACCGGCCATTTTATCCGAGCCTGCTGGCATTTTCATATTTTTCTGCATATCGTTAAACACAGATTTAAATGCATCAGGGCTTGAAGCTGGAGGTTGTTTAACATTAGTTAAATCTGGTATTGCTGATTTTTGAGCACCTTTAACTAAGTTAGTTAATTGATCAGGTGTAAAAACAGTTTCTCCTTTAGCTACTTTACCATAAAAATCTTTTGTTTCAAATAAGCTACCAGTCATGCCTAGTGTACCAGTATCTCGTTTTTCAACTGTTTTACGGGGAGCTTGATTTTCGCCACCACCTGCACCAGCAATACGTTTGTTAATTTCTGCGGGGGACACATACATATTAGGAATTTTACCAGCAGTACGATCAACTACATCACCTAACCCTTTAATTGCTAGTGAGGTTCCTTTAGAAGATGCTACGATTGCGGCATTTTGTGCAGAAGCATCTGCTTGATTGTATGCCTGTACCACTTGAGCACTTTCATTTCTCTTGCCAGTACGTGGATCAATACCTTGAATATTTGCATTAGCAACGTTTTCTTGATATTTTTTGGCGGCGGCAATGTCTGCTGGCTTGCCTTGTTTTTCTAATTGTTGTTGAGCCTGTGCAGTTGAACTTAGACGAGCTTGATTTTCTTTAAAGAATTGTCGTTGTGCTTGCCCAACTTCACTTTTATCATTTTGTAAATTGCGTAAAAATTCTTTACTACGCATATACTCGTCTGCATTGTTTTTAGCACGAGCTAATGCACGGTCAGCATCGGCTTTTTCTTCAGCAGTTTTAGCATTCTTTTGTGCTAGAATGGCTTTTTCTAAATCTGCACCGGCTGGGCCTAATGCGGCAAATTTGGCAGAACCTTCAGCAGTTCTAATACCGCCTGTTAAAATTTCACCAGCTAAATCATTAATACCAGGTCCTAAATCTCCAAGCTGACTATTAACACGACCAAATGCTTCTTGCATTTCTTTGCCGCCCATCATAATTTCAGCTTGTACATCAATGTTTTCCGAACGTGCATTCTGTTCAGCTTGTAATTGACTTATTGACTTACCACTTAATTGAGCATACTTGGCTAGTTCTTGTGCGTTTGCACCTGCTTCATCAACTAGTCCTTGACGTGATTTCTTTTCTGTTAGGTCTGTAAACTTACGATCTTGTAAGTATTTGGCAAAGTATTCATTTTGCTGATCGTTAGTCATACCAAGATCAGTCATTGTTTTACCATACTTGGTCTTAAATTCACCTAATGCAGTTAACACACCATCGGCGGCTTGACCACCATTAATACCTAATCCTTGTAGTCTAGGTCCAACTGTAGACATAATCTGTGTAAACTTCTCAGGAGTAGTACCAGCGTTTGCTAATTTCTCATTAAAGTTAGCAATGTTCTGTCCAAAGTTAACACCTTGTTGGTTAAGTTGGTTCATACTACCAACTGTACCTTGTAATGCCTGTACCTGCTGGCTACCTAAGGCGCCCAACGGTGCCCATACTTTGCCTAGTACACCTGCAATATCATTAAGCACTGTTCCAGTAGCACTTGCGCCGTTGCGTAGTTTAGCTAAATCTTCAACTAATCCAGATACTACTCCGCTAGCCGCTGGTGCGGCTGCGGTTCCGCTACCAGTTCCGCCGGCAGTTCCACCACCGCTTTTACCAATAATACCAGCAAGTCGATCAGCTTGATTGTTTAACAATCTTTCCATCGATGCTTGATCTAGATCTGACATAAATTAATTCCTGAAAAAGTGCGTATATAAATACACTTACATATATTTATCCGGAGTTTCTATGGCCAATAATCCATTACAAAAGTATTTTAGACAACCAAAAATCTTTATCGGAGTACCGTCAAAGGGTGTTTACACTAAACCCGGCGTCCTTACAGGGGAAATTGAAAACATGCCAGTATACGGTATGACCGGTATGGATGAAATTATTATTAAAACTCCAGATGCATTGCTAAATGGAGATGCAGTAGTTAAAGTTATTGAAAGTTGCTGTCCAAACATTAAAGATGCTTGGGAATTAAGTAGCGTCGACTTAGATGCTATTATGGCTGCTATTCGAATCGCTACGTATGGAAATGCAATTACTATTTCGCATCAGTGTGTACATTGCGATCATGATAATGAATATGAATTAGAATTAAGTAAACTAATTGAACATTTTGCTCATGTATTGTATGATAATAAAGTTGTATTGAAAGATGTAGTAGTTCAAATTAGACCATTAACATATAGACAAGTTACTGATTTTAGCCTGCGCAATTTTCAACTACAACAACAATTACAACAAGCAAGCAAGATAGAAGAAGAAGGCGAGCGTAAAAAAGCAACAGCTGAGTTATACACACAATTTGCATTACTACAAACTGAAGTTTATTCTGCAGGTATTGAAAGTATACAAGTTGGAAACACTAATGTTGAAGAACGTGCATACATTGACGAATGGTTGAACAATACTGAGACGTCAGTCTTTGATAAAATTAAAGAAAAGATTGACGAAAACAGAGATAATTGGAAAACTCCCGGACAAACTGCTACTTGTCAGAATTGTGAAAAAGAAAATACTTTAAACATTGATTTGGATTACGCAAATTTTTTCGCAACAGCCTAATTAGATTAAACACCGCAGATATTGAACAATATCTAGTTAGGCTAGACAACGAAGTTAAAGCGTTTAAAGAAGAGTTATTTAGAATAAGTTGGTATATGAGAGGCGGTGTATCAATTAATGATTTGCTACACACTTATTCTTTTGAAGATAGAACTATGCTTTATAAGATTATTGAAGATAATTTAGAGTTGTCTAAAGTTACTGGACAACCCTTTGTTTAATTTCCAATATCAATTTTAGGAACTATAGCACCATCTGCGTTACGAGTGTATTTTGATTTGTCGTATGCATAATCACTGTCAGCATCTGCTTTGTTAACAGTAGTTGGGCTTGCAGGTGTTTGTGTATCTTTATTAGGATCAACTTTGTCAGTTTCAGGTTCTGCTGGAGCTCCTGCTTTATTTTGATCTGTTGGACTTTTAAATTTACCGTCTGGATGACTAGAATCTACCCAATGCATTACTTTATCTACTAGTGCAACTCCATTGCCGCCTAGTGTATTATCAATGATACCTCTGCCAATTAAATTACCAACATCTTGACGGGCTTGATATCCTTTATCACTTACTAAGAAGGCAATGAACGCAACTCGTACCGCTTCAGATAAACTGTTTAATGTAACAGCAAATGCTTTAATAGCAGGACTTGGTGCTAACTTTAATACACGCATCCATATACTAAAACCAGAAAATACCTTAATGGCTGTAAAAAATACAGTACTGGTAGCAATACCTAATACAAGTTTAGTCATTTCGCCTTGACGGAAATCCTGGAATTCTTCTTCAGTCCATTCCCCGCTTTTAACTTTAGCCTCACCTTGCTCTACTGCACTATAATAATCATGGACTAGTACACCTAATCCTAAATATTTTAGTAATGCCAATCCATTCTCAGCAATACGAGCAACTTTTAATGCTCCTTTCCCATAAGTAGCACTTTTACTAACAAGATTAGGCGCTACTTTGTTGCCAAGATATTTTAATGCTTTGCCAGCATACTTACCGCCATGATGCCCAGCAAAATTTAATGCTTTGCCTACAAACGCTTCATTTGTTTTTATATCTTCGCCAATAAGTTCATGGATTTTCATTTGTATTATTCCTATGTGATATTTATCACAGTTCTTAACTACTTTAAGAAGAACTAACGTTCTTCTGCTTATCGCTATCGCTCAAGCTATTCTTGTTTTCTAATGAATTAATTAAACGCGAAGCGTTAAGATATTATCTAGATCGTTCAGTCACACTTTGCCCTTGCGGGCAAAAGTATTTTGGACATTATCTGAGTCGAACAATATCACACTAGCGTTAGCATTACAAGTATTTCTACTAGCTTAGGCGGTCATCCTGTACCTAATCATGCTGTCTTTATATGACGGCGGCCTGTGTACATACGCTAACACGTACACAAACGTGGGGCTACTACCCCTCTTTTAGCCTTGAAAATAGTCTCTTGCATGTTAAACCGGTTCTGTAGGCATATCCGATCATCGTCCTGTTAAGGATAGTAACAATGCTACTCTTCGCCAAGAAGAGATTCCTTACCGCCACACATCAGAGCGGATTTTGGGCACCTTAGTAACGCCGGTGCAGGCTTATTTGGCGTTTATTTGCCTAGTTTTCTTGGAGTTTCTTTATGTGTGAACCATGTACACGTACTTGAATATGACCGTTATAATAGTCATCTGATTCTAGTACACGTCTACTAAACTGTTCACGAGCCTCAATATACGAGCATTCCGATTTAGATTTGCAGTAATACAATATCTCTCTGCGGAAATTTTCTTTGCCTAATGTGTCTATATCTGTTTGAAGATTAGGACTGCTACCGTAATACTCTTGCCAGTCGCTGTCTATTTTGCTTCTAATCTTCTTTTTCTTTTTAGTGCCGTTTTTGAGTTTAACTGTTTTATAAGTTGTTTTAGAGAATTTTGCGAGTTTTTTGCCTATGTACATACGCCCGGAAGTCGTGTTAGTGATTATGTAAACAAATCCAACACAATCTTCGGGTAGTGTTTCAACTATATTATTATCGTAGTACCAAGACATACACTAATTAGCGACATCTTGGCACTGAGCCTGTGAGTTTTGATTATACTATTTCCCAACGGGTAATTGTTGAGCTTGCCTTGACTAATTCTAATACTTGTTCGCGATCAACTGGACCGTCGTTGACTTCTGTTAAATGCCCTAGCTTGATATAGCCCACTGCTAATTTTGGATCATCAATTGCATAAGGCCATGTAATTTCAGAGCTTGCGTAAAACTCATCAAATCTATCCTTAGTTTCATGGCAGTCAAAGAAACGTAAGGTGTGAGCAGGACTAATTTTAGTCTGACATACAATTTGCTCATGCGGTACATCAGTATCATCAGAAGTAAACACTTCAAACGGATGACGGCCAGCATGTGGATAGTGTAGCAACAAATCACCAAATGCCCAACTTAGACTAAACTGTTCAAAGTCTAAGCCAACAAGATCTTTAATCATATCGGGATTTTCTGGAACTACTAGTAAAAATATGTTAGCACCTTGACTGCGTAGACCTAGATCTATTTGATGATACAGATCATTAAATCTACGTAGTTGTGCTAGGCGTGACTCGTCCGTTTCAACACTTTCTTGTTCGGGAAAATGTGCGTGTAGAGCATTTAATGTTTCTATTGGATTACCTGGATCAACTTGTCCTTCAATGACTCGCGGAAGCCAAGTGTTCATGGCATTGATTAGATCGTTAATCTCATCAATCTTGTCGCCTAACTGGGCAACACCGTGCCACGGATCAAGTTCTGCTCGCAGACTGTCCACTGTTAGTTGACGCATCCAGCTGGCCCACAGCTGACTTGTTCTTTCTGTACCTAATTCATAGGTAAATTTAGTATTGTCTAACCATATATTATATTTCATTCTTTTTCTCCGCAAGTCTTCTTGCTTGTTTTTCTGCTAGCTCTGCTTCTTTTACCACTGCCCACTCACGCACAGCAACTCTCCGGGCAGAGCATATTCGCCTAATCTCCGACAAACTTTGTCGTAAGCGGATAGCACTAGCCTTAGTACCCTCATTGAGCCACTGCTGGTTCGCTTCAAAATATCTGCGAAACTCTGCGAGCAACTGACTATGAAGTTCTTCATCCTGATGCATTACTCTTTAACCTGACGAATAATTTCGCCGGCTATTTTACTAGCACGGTCATCGTCAATGCTCAATAAGTGCAGACGATCAGCACAGTTGCGTATATCAGCAGATAAATTACCTTCACCGACAGTCTGCTCAACTTTACGGGCAATTTCATGTAATACTATAACTGCATCCACAAGTTCTAAGTTTCTCATTATAACATTATCCTAATAAAATGTTGCCACTAACGGATACTCTAACTTCATCACCACGGAACGGATACACACAATGTCTTAGACTTGCTGGAAACAACATAATTTTTCCAATATATGAACCGTCTAAATTAACATTATGCCCTATTGTTGTGCCTAGAATGTTAGTATAGGTAAATTCAAATTTACCTTCTATCGCAGTAGCTTCGCTACGCTGTACTACTTCTGGAATCTTAACCCAAATAACATAACTTAGTATGCCCTCATGTATATGATTAGGCAAAAATTCACCCGCACGTTGCAGATTAACCCAAGGGCGATTAAAGTGATATGGTGCAGGTGATTTTAGCAAGTTAATGCTATTCAAGTATAATGAACTCCTACTGTAATTATCTGCTAGACTAAAGATATAATCACGCATTAAATTCTCAGTAGCATCACTTAGTCTATAGTGTGCAGGAACTCCGGGCGCACTTAACGCTGAAGTAATCATCTCAGCATCGGCACCTGCAAGCATTTCATTAACCTCACGATCAATTTCCAAAAAGATTTCAGGAGGCATTTGCTCTAACATTAAATTAAGGTTAGGCAATTCTAAAATCATTCTGTAACCTCAAGATCGTTAGCATAAGAAGTAAAGCCGTTTTCCTTAACTACCTTAAGTACATTATTAACACGCCCAATCAATTCATCTTTGTGTGAAATTAAGAATATGTTCTTTTTACGTTCACGTGACATTTTCTTAAGTACTGCCAGTGCAGATTCAACACCCGATGCATCTAAGCCATTGTCAATAAGTTCATCGACAAATAATAAGTTAATGCTTTGATATAAACTTTCCCACACATCACGGAACGCCCACGATAAGCCTAGGATTAAGCGATTACGCTCGCCTCTGGACAAATTATCAAAATCAAGATCTTGTCCTAGCTGTGTAATTTCAACATTCAAATCGTTCTGGAATACCACGGTGTGCGGCAAGCCCATACGATCAAGATAGTAGGTCAAGCGGTTGTTCAAGTAGCTCAAGTTTTGATCAATAATTTTCTTACGGATAAAACTGTCTTTACTAGTTAACAGTTTAAGTAAGAACTCTTGATGCTCTTTTAAACTGTTCATTTGATTAACATGATCCCAAGTAATTTCCTGCATGGCAGTATGACGTAGCTCGTCAATTTGTTCTTGATAAGGATCTACTTCACCAGCACGTACTGTTAGCTGTGTTTCTAAACTAGCTAGATTGTTTTGATGTTTAAGTGCTTGCTCAACGGTGTCATAGTAAGTGTCTGGACGAACATTAACATCGCCTAGCTGTTCAATTTCTTTTGTAATCTTAGCAAGGTCAGTGGCTACTTTAAGTGCATACGCTTCAGCTTCTTCGAGATGTTGTTGAGCGGTAGTACTCATTTCTTCATGTTTGTGATCGTGTAATTCTTGTTCACAAGCATGGCATTTCTTGTCTTTCAACTTAGCAAGCTCGCCAGCGTACTTTTTTACGCTTCGCTCCGCTTGCGCTGTCGCGCTGTCTAACGTAGCCCGCTCCTTATTCAGGCTTTTCAGCTTCGCTGACTTTTCTTCAAAAAGTTTTAATTCGCTATGCTTCGCAAGCTCAGCTTCAATATCTACGCTTTCTAATTCTACAATAGCACGACCGATCTTTTCTAGATCTGTATCTTGTTGATTGCGCCATGCGCTTTGTCTTGTTAACAATGCATCAATACTTTGCTGAATCTTATCATTAGATTTCTTAGCCGCCTCAATATCTGCACTTGCTTGATAAATCTGATCTTTAGTTTGACGTACAAGTTCTTTAAGTGCTTCTGCTTTTTCAGATAGTAATGTAATACCTAGCAACTGTTCGATAATAACACGCTGATCAGCCGCTCGCATACTTAAGAACGGTTCAGTGTAAGTATTTAGAGCAACGATATGTTTGAACATATCGTGCGACATTTCCAGTAAGTCATCTAAGTCCTTCTGGGTTTCACGCATGTCGCCTTGTGCGTCATCTGTTTCTTCACCGTCTTGTTCTACATCGTTAACATAAAACTTCATGAGCGTAGGTTTACGACCACGTTCAATACGGTAGTCGATACCGTCTTTTTCAAACGCTAATGTAACCAACATATTTTTATTATTAATTTTGTTGATTAAATTATCTTTCTTGATATTAGTAAGTGCAGTACCAAACAATGCAAAGCTCAACGCATTTACAATAGTTGTTTTACCTGTGCCGTTGCGGCTACCGCTATCATCCCCACCTTGATCTAAGTTTTCACCTAGCACAAGGGTAAGGTTTTCCTGTGCAAAATTTACTGCCTGGGTTTGATTACCCACGCTCATAAAGTTTTTTACAGTTAGTGTTTTTAATTTAATCATAGACTATTATAAATTGCCAGTAAAGTATTCTTATCGTATGTGTCACTTTCAATGCTAACTAGTTGACTTGAAACAATTTGGTCAACTGATTCAAATGATTGAATGTCAATATCAGTGTTAATTTCAACTGCTTTTTTCTCTGCAATTAATGTAAGTTCACGGATATCATAATCGGCCATAAACTTTTCTTTGATAAAACTTGCTTCCTCGTAAGTGATATCAATGTCTAGTGTAACACGTAAATGTTGCTTGGGCAAGATTAACTTGTCCGCTTCATCAATTAATCGACTTAATGTAATTGTACGGAATGTGGGTTGATTAGGCCAGCTAAAATATTCAGGTTGTCCGCCCCATTCCATAATCATCATACCACGGTCATCGTCCCACGCATCTGCATAGTTGTGTGGAAAGGCGTTGCCAATATAAACCATGTTTTGTTGTTGCTGACGTTTATGGAAGTGGCCGCTAAAACCTAGTTCATATCCTTTAAAACTATCAAGCTGAATCTCACCGTGATCTGGCATTTGTACCATTGCGTTCATAAAGAAGCTAGGCAATTCAAAGTGGCCAAAGATATACTTGCCGCCTTTCTTGCCTACTGTCTTCCACTCGTCGCCTACAAGCCACGGGCAGAGCGTAACGTCCCCAATGGTAGTCGGTTCATGGACCACTGTGATTCCGGGAATATATTTTCCAAACTCGACTGAATGAATATCTCGCTTGTCTTTATAGTAAAGATCATGATTACCAGGAAAAAAGAAAAACTGATCAAACGCTTGGCCCAGTTTTTCCAAAGCCCTAAGGCTATAATCCATAGTAGTAATATTAAGGCTATTGCGGTTGTGATGCCAATCGCCCATAAAAATTCCTGTATCACATCCTTCCTCCTTGGCTTTTGCAATATACCAATCTACAAAGTCTTCGCAGTCTTGATTATGTACGTTGCTGTTTGACTTTAAGCCAAAGTGGATATCTGTAAAACACGCAACTTTTTTAAATAGATTACTCACTAGTTGTTTCGCCTTCTGCATTATGACGTTTCAAAGCCGCTTCATGTTCACCTTGTCCTGTACGTGAGTATGATGGATTCATACCGTTCATTTCAAGAATATCATCACGAATGTTTTGATTACGTTTTTCAATATTAATAACTCTAACAAAACTATTAGTAACAGCCGCAGTAAAATAAGCAAACGGATTATCCGATTTGCTTTCATCAAATTGTAAACCAATTTGCGTCAACTGTAAAATAGCTTGCCCCTTCATTTCATCGTTGTAAGTATACCCGCGAACGTTACCGCGAGTAGCATACCTCTCACATAACTTTAACATCATTCTTGCTAAAGTTGGAGTAATTTGGCCTGCATCTTTATCAAATTTGCCCTTCTTTAAATCACCCTTCCAATGTGATTTGCCCACACAAACAAGTTCATCATTCTCATCAAACTTCCAATGTTGGAACGGTGGAAAGTTTACTTTGTCGTGTCTATCGGCAGTACTTTTTGGATTCTTTTTACGGATAGCATTAGTTGGAATATGGTCGTATGTCATAATGCGGAAGACTAAATCTGTCTTGGCAATCTTTTTATAGTCTACTTCACAGTCGGCTTGTTTGACTTTCTCGCCTGCTTTTTTGCGAGTTTGGTATTCTAAATCACCAATGCGTTTAGCTTGGTTACGTTTGGCTTCTGCGATTGTTCGAATATTAATTTTATCAATGCTTGGCAGGATAATGTCATATTGATGATATTTTGGATCGGTAAAACTGCAATATGTACTTTTACTTCTATGTATTTCTAACAACATGTCTTTGTTGTTCAAATAATTAACTTTTCCAGTCATTATGAATATTCCTATTTTGTCTTATTATAAACTACGCACATTAAAAAGTCAACTAAATATTATACCAAAAAGGATAATATTATGGCTACACGATCACGCCCAGCAGGCCAGAGCACATCATCAAAGATAATGGCTGCAACCGCGACTTTTGGCGCCGTAGCGTCTGGGATTAGCACATTTAAAAACATTGGTACTAGTTTAAGCGGCGCAACAGACTTAGCAAGTGCAGGTCGATTAGGTATGGCCGGATTAACTGCTGGTGCTGAAGCGGTTGGCGATATTATGGGTGCTGTCTCCATGTTTGACGATAACGGTTCTGCAGGTGACTGGCGTGTTAGACTTACATTACCTAACTGGGTCAGCTTCAGAAATAGTGCTGTACTAAAACCACTTAAAGATGCAGGCGGCCTTGTATTTCCATTTACTCCAGAAGTTACAATTGGCAATAGTGCCAAGTATACCGCATTAGCCCCTACACATGCTAATTATCCCTTTCAGACATATCAAAATAGTGATCCTGGCACTATTAAAATTACTGGACAGTTTAACGTAGAAGATCAGACACAAGCATTATATTGGATTGCCGCAGTACATTACTTGCGTTCAGTTACAAAAATGTTTTCAGGATATGATCCTAAAGCAGGTAATCCACCGCCACTAGTATTCCTAAATGGATACGGTGCGTATGTGTTTAAAAATGTACCAGTAGTGATTCAATCAATGAGTTTGTCATTACCTAAAGATGTTGACTACATTAGTTGTGATGTAGTTGGTAGTGCTGCCGGGGAAGTTGCAGACGTTGCAGATAGCATTGGCGGATTGTCAGATGCATTAGGTGGCGCAATACCAGGCATATCAGGAATTACCAGTACTATCAGCAGTATTGCAGGTGGTATTGGCCAAGTTTCAAGTTTACTAGGATCATTTGGTGTAGGCGGAACAACTAGTGGAGGTACTGCACACGTACCAGCGGCAAGCACACTCACGGTAACTTGTATTCCAGCATACAGCAGAAACAGTGCTCGTAACTTTAGCCTTGATAGATTTGTTCAAGGCGGATACATGAACAACGGAACAGGATACGTATAATATGGCAACTTACTCAAACACTAGTCCTTGGTATACAACTCCATTCAAACAGAACTACTTAGATATTTTAAAAATTAGACCAGTTGCCGCTGAGTCTGATGATATCCTTTACACTATTGGGCCGCAATATGCTAACCGTCCAGATTTGTTAGCACACGACTTGTACGGTGATGCAAATCTTTGGTGGGTTTTTATTCAGCGCAATCTAGACGTGTTACAAGATCCTGTATTTGATTTTGTACCAGGCAAATCAATCTACCTTCCTAAGGCTCGTGGATTACAAACAGTATTAGGATTATAAGATGGGAATACTTGACGGCGCAACCACTGCGATAAACGCAGTACAAACTGCGGTCACAACAGGCCCTGCTAACGCACTATCACAAGCTAGTTCAGCATTAACTAGTTTGTTTAGCGGCTTGGGAGCGGCAAAGTTACCACTACCTAACATATTATCAAACTATGCAACATACAATTATGTATTAGGTATAGGAGTATTAACTGACTCAGAATTAAACAATCCTGATGAAACTTATATGTTAGGTAATTTTTCTCAACCATATATTTGTAAGTCGGCAGGATCAGAGCCTAGCCAGCGTGTTAGAACTGCCTATGGAAAATTTGATTTCTTTGTAGAAAACTTAGTATTAAACAGTACTATTGGATTTGAAAAAAATAACAACACTAATATAACTGGCATTACATTTGAAATTATCGAACCGTATTCAATGGGTATGTTTTTGATAGCTTGTCAAACTGCGGCATACAATGCAGGGTGGAACAACTATAAAGAAGCTCCGTTTATTTTAACAATACAATTTAGAGGTAATACTCAGCAAGGACAGCCACAGCTAGTTCCTAATAGTACACGTTATATGCCTTTTAGATTTTCAATGCTTAATATGAAAGTTACTGAAAAAGGTGCAGTATATCATATTACGGCAATACCTTATAACTATACTGCATTAGCATCACGTACTGCAAAATTTAAAAGCGATGTATCTGCAAAAGGTGCTACGGTACAAGAAGTGTTGCAAACTGGCGAAAAAAGTTTACAAAAAGTTATTAATGATAGGTTACAACAATATAAAGATGATAAGACGGTAAAAGTTGCAGACCAGGTATTAATATTATTTCCACAAGACATTTCATCAAGTGCGGCGCCTGCCGCTCAAGATGGTAACAAAGAAGATAAAAGTAGTGCAACAACTTCTGGAGCTGCCGCCGGATCACCTGATCCATATACTAAACTAGGTGTGTCAAAAAGTAAAATTAACGACACATTAATTCAACCCGAAGCTACATGCAATGCGTTAGGTAAAGCTAGTATGGGATTTGGCCTTGATAAAAAAGGCGATCCTATAATTGGTCAAGAAGCAAAAGTATGGGATGCAAAAAATAAAGTATGGGTTAGAGGAAATAATCAGCCTAATCTCAAGTATGGCGAAATGCGTTTTAGCCAAGACACTGATATTATCAATGCAATTAATCAAGTACTGCTAGCCAGTAACTTTCCAAAAGAAACATTGGATGAATCAAAAGTAAGTAAAGAAGGCATGCGTGATTGGTGGACAATTGATACCCAGGTGTTTACAATTCCAGGCGATGAAAATTTAAAAACAGGTAGTAGAGCTCGACTTATTGTTTATAGAGTCTATCCTTATCAAGTTAGCGTTGGTAGAACAATGCCACCTAATACGCCTCCTCCAGGAGTTACGGCCCTTAAAAAACAAGCAGTAAAAGAATACAACTATTTGTACACTGGTAAAAATACAGAAGTGTTAAAATTTGATATTGAGTTTAGTGCAAGTTTTGCCGGCACACTTGCTGCCGATAATTTAAAACGATCACAAGACGTTGCTAATGCTGCCGCACAAGGTGCAAAAAAACCTGAAAAAGAAACTGATGTTGCTCCAGAAGAAGACGGAAGTAAGGCAGTAGCAAAAGCAGGAATTATACCAACAACTGTTGGATATTGGCAAACATTAACCTCTACCGATCGACTTGGTGGCGGTGGTGCAGAGACACAAGAAACTCGCGCCGCACGTTTATTCCACGATGCTATTACTCGCGGTAAAGACATGGTACAATTAAACATGGAAATATGGGGCGACCCGTATTACATTGCTCAAAGCGGAATAGGAAATTATTCCTCGCAAGCAGTTCCGGGGTTACAAAACTTAAACAAAGATGGATCAGTAAACTGGCAAAACGGTGAAGTGTACATTACTGTTAATTTTAGAACACCGACTGATATCAATCAAGGTACTGGCTTGTATAATTTTGCTGGATCAACATCTGCGCCAGTTATACAGTTTAGCGGATTATATCAAGTTCGCCGCATTAGAAGTACATTTAATTCTGGAGCATTTAAACAAGTACTAATGGGATCAAGATTAGATCAACAGGAAAATCCAAGTGCCGGTACTCCATCAAGTACATACTCAACATCAAAGAAAGTTGATGAACCAAAGAAAGAATAATATAGGATATTATGTCAGATAATTTAGAAGAATCAGCATCGACGTCGCAACCAACGCCAAAGCCTGGCCCCTTTCTTGCGAAGGTAGTCAGCCATCTTGATCCTAGCTATATGGGTATTCTAGAAGTAGAAATATTACGTCCAACAGGTAATGAAAAATCAGAAGGACAATTACATCAAGTTAAAATGATGACACCGTTTTATGGTGTTACAGGTGTAGACTATGTAGGTGCAGATCCTAACGATTATAATAACACTCAGAAAAGTTATGGTATGTGGTTTGTACCGCCAGATGTTGGAACTACTGTTGTTGTAATTTTTATTGATGGTGATCCTAAACGTGGATACTGGATGGGTTGCGTTTTAGATGATGGTATGAATTTTATGTTACCTGGTATTGCCGCAACACAAGCAGTAGTAGAAGGCGGCGGTCGTTTACCTGTAGCAGAATATAACAAACGTGCAAATGAACAAGTTGGCGATGCAACTCAAGTTAAAAAGCCTAAACATCCTATGGCCACTGTGTTAAAAACACAAGGGTTAGATAAAGACGACACTCGTGGAATCACATCATCTAGCGCACGTCGTGAAACTCCAAGTTCAGTATTTGGAATTAGCACACCTGGCCCTGTTGATAAACGGTCAGGAGCTAAACAAGGTAAAATTGGTAAAGCGGAACATAAAGTTACTTCATTTGTTAGTCGCTTAGGCGGTACAACATTTGTAATGGATGACGGTGATGATAAGTTTTTACGTAAGACAAAAGCTAGCGATGGCCCTCCAGTTTATGCCGCAAAAGAACAAGGTGAAGCAGGTGGTCTACCAGATATTCCTCACAACGAGTTAGTTAGGATTCGCACAAGAACAGGGCACCAAATTCTTTTACACAACAGCGAAGATTTAATTTACATTGGTAATGCCCGTGGAACAACCTGGATTGAATTAACTAGCAATGGTAAGATTGATATCTACGCAGGCGATGATATTAGTATGCATACTAAAGGCAACTTTAATGTAACCGCAGACAAAGATATTAATTTGACAGCCGCTGGTGCTATTAATTTAAACGGTGGTACCATTGTTGCTACAGGCGGCACTATTGATTTAAACGGGCCTACAGCACCTAAAGCTACTAGAGTACCAGATGCAGAACCATGGGCAGGCCACGAAAATTTACACGGAAAATCAGGATACTCAACTGCAACAGATACCTTCCAAAGGGTTAAGGGGACACAATAATGGCGTCAAACTCATACGATAGAATTTCACTACCAGCCGCAAATCGTGCTGAAAACATTACTGCTAAAATGTACAAAGGTTTTAGTACAATAAGTCCTGATACTGAAAATTTTAGCCTATACGATTTAGATTTAGTTAGACAAGATTTAATCAATCACTTCCATATCCGCCAGGGCGAACGTTTAATGAATCCAACCTTTGGAACCATTATCTGGGACTTGCTATTTGAGCCTTTAACTGAAGAATTAAAAGCCGCAATTACACAAAACGTTAATACAATTATCAATTACGATCCACGTGTTAGAGCACAAAATGTTATTGTAACCGCTTATGAAAGCGGTATACAGATTGAATGTAACTTGACTTATCTCCCATATAACATTAGTCAAAACCTGCAATTACGCTTCGATCAGACGGCAGGATTGCTGAGTACTTAATAAACTACCCAGTTATTTTTATTCAATAAATACATGATATAGGATAGATCATGAGTTCAACTGATAGACAAAATAGATTATTAGTAGCGGAAGATTGGAAAACAGTATACCAATCGTTCCGCAACGCCGACTTTCAAAGCTACGACTTTGAAAATTTACGCCGCACAATGATTGATTATATCCGTCAGAATTATCCTGAAGATTACAACGACTATATTGAATCTAGCGAATATCTAGCACTAATTGACCTTATTGCATTCTTAGGACAAAGTATTGCTTTCCGTGCAGATTTAAATGCTCGTGAAAACTTCCTAGAGTTAGCAGAACGCCGTGATAGCGTATTACGTCTAGCACGTATGATTAGCTATAACGCTAAACGCAACATTGCTGCCAGCGGGTTACTAAAATTTACATCAGTACAAACTACAGAAAACGTTATTGATAGCAATGGACGAAACATGGCTGGACAAGTCATTAGTTGGAACGACCCTAGTAACGATAACTGGTACGACCAGTTTATTAAAGTTATGAATGCCGCGTTTCCGTCTACACAACAGTTTGGTAACCCAGCCGATAAAAAGACAGTTTACGGTATTCCTACTCAGCAATATCGTTTTGATACTAAGAATACTGATGTGCCTATTTACGGTTTTTCTAAAAACGTTGCCGGCCGTTCAATGAATTTTGAAATTACTAGCACTACATTTAGTGGGCAAGAGTATATCTACGAAGAAGCTCCAAAGCTAGGAAATAGAATGGCTTGTATCTATCGTGATGACGGCAAGGGTGCTGGTAGTCGCGGTACAGGCTTCTTTTTAAATTTTGTACAAGGAACATTAAACCAAGGTACATTTACAATTAGTCAGCCAAGTAACAATGAACAAATTGATATTGATTCTACTAACATTAACAATAATGATGTTTGGTTATACAAGTTAGATCAAAACGGTGCAGAGTCTGAAGCATGGGTTAAGGTGCCTGATTTTGAAGGCAATAACATTATCTATAACAGCCTAAGTAAAAATATTCGCAACATTTATAATGTTATTACTAGAGCAAGTGATGCTATCACATTAGCATTTAGCGACGGAACATTTGGTAATTTACCATTAGGTACATTCCGCACCTACTATAGAATCAGTAACGGATTAGCATACACTATTAGTACACAAGACATCCGTAGTGTATCTATTACTATTCCATACATATCTAGAAATAATCAACCTGAGACATTAACAATCTCATTAACACTAGCAACTTCAGTATCAAATGCTGAAATTGCAGAAACTAGTGATCATATTAAAGCAACTGCACCTGCGAACTACTACACACAAAATAGAATGGTCACAGGTGAAGATTATAATATTGCTCCGCTAAGTGTAACACAACAAGTAGCAAAAGTTAAAGCAGTTAACAGAACATCTAGCGGCATTAGTCGTTACTTTGATCTTGTTGATCCAACAGGCAAATACAGCACAACTAATTTATTTGCAGATGATGGTATTTTATACACAGAAGAATTTACTAATCAAACTAGATTTACCTATGCCAATAGAACAGATATTGAAGGTGTAATTTACAATACTGTATTTGATATGTTAGCAAATAAAGACTTACGTAATTTTTATTACAGTAAGTTTTCAAACTATGTTGCATCAAGTTTAAACATTTCTTGGACTAGTGATACATTAGACACTACTAGCTCAACAGGACATATTGCAGATGCTACTGACGGTTCAATCTATAAAGTTGGAACATATACTGCTACTGATTTAAAATATTTTAAAGTAGGTGCGTTAGTAAAATTTACAGCACCGTCTGGTTATTATTTTGATACACTACATTCTAATAAATTAGTTGCAGGGACTCCAACAGTATTAGGATCAAGTTCTTACAAGTGGGCTACAGTAGTTGGTGTAGTAGATGATGGCACGGCAGCAGGTAAAGGTGTATTGTCAACTGGCTTTGGTCCTATTACATTAAATGAAGCGATTCCGACAGGATCAATTATTACACAGATTATTCCTAAATGGAGAACTGTAATTGACAGCAATGTTATTACAACTATCATTGATTTAGTATTTTCAAATAAACCATTTGGATTGCGTTACGATGCAGTTACACAAACATGGCAGGTTGTTTTTGAATCAAACTTAGATGCATTTAGTCCATTTAGTTTAGGTAAACAGGGCGACACAAGTAATCAACAACAAGATGCTAGTTGGTTATTGTTGTTTACAACTGACAACGAATATTATACTATCACTAGTCGCGAACAACGCTATTTGTTTGAAAGCAATCAACAAGTACGTTTCTATTTTGATAAAACAAATAAAATTTATGATAGTAGAACAAACCTAGTGGTCAACGATAAAATTAATATTTTAAATATTAACACCTTACCAGATAGCACAAGTCCATTTACTAATAATCAAGTGTGGGATGTAGTATCTGAATATGTAGGCGCTGACGGGTATGTTGATACTAAAAAATTAATTGTAACATTTGCAGATAGTGACGATAACGGTGTAGTTGACGATCCAGATTTATTTTTAAATGTTGTTGCACCTAGTACTAATTCGCTAAACAAATATATTTTACAAAAGAAATACTTGATTAGTCTAGGACAAGAAGATTATAAGTATGTGCCAAATAATGGCGAAGTTTTAATTATGTCATCAGAAAGCCAAGTTACTCCAGGCAACTATAATGATGGACAATATTTTTATTTTGTAGACACCCGAGTTGTTAAGCAATTAAACAAACTTGCACCTAAACCTTTAAATGTTACTGTAGATTATAAGGTATATCAAGGCCGTGATAATGTTAAATTTCAATATACTCACAGTGCAGATTATGAATCTAGAGTGGATCCTGGTGCAACAAACATCATGGATGTATATGTATTAACTAGAGGTTATGATGTTGCATTTAGACAATATTTAGGCGGAGCAACATCTACTAAACCATTACCCCCAAGTAGCGATGAATTGTACAATACGATTGCACCTACTCTTAATTTAATTAAATCAATTAGTGATGAAGTAATTTATCATCCAGCAAGTTATAAAGTATTGTTTGGAGCTACTGCTGACATTAGCGTTCAAGCGTCATTTAAGATTGTTAAAAATCCTAATGTAGTAGCATCTGATAATGATATTAAAGCTAGAGTGATTTCTGCAATTGACCAATTCTTTAATTTAGATAATTGGAATTTTGGTGATACCTTTTATTTCTCAGAACTTGCAAGTTATGTGATATATCAATTAGCACCAGATATTAGTAATTTTGTAATCGTTCCAAGACAAACTGGATTAAACTTTGGTAGTTTGTTTGAAATTAAATCTGCAAACGATGAAGTATTAATCAGCGGCGCAACAGTTGCCGACATTGAAATTATTACGGGCATTACATCAAGTGCAATTAAATCAGTAAGCGGAACAACAGTACCTTCATTAGTAACTGCTCAACAATCAATTACAAGCTCACCATACGGATCAACAAATGGCTGATAAAGCAAATTCATCAAAAATTAAAACTTCAGACTTCTTACCTAAGTTCTATCAAACAGATGCTAACAAAAAGTTTTTGCAGGCAACTGTTGATCAACTAACACAACCGGGATCTGTTAAAAAGGTTAACGGTTATATTGGTAGAGAAAATGCTAAATCAGTAACCGGCAAAGATATATTTGTTGATGCACTTAGTGGTTTTAGAAAAAATTATCAATTAGAACCTAGTTTAGTTGTAAAAGATAAACTTGATAACGTTACCTTCTTTAAAGATTACCAAGATTATATTAATCAATTAGGAGTATTTGGAAGTAATGTTAGTAATCATGCACGACTAAATCAACAAGAATTTTATTCTTGGGCCCCACATATTGATTGGGACAAGTTTGTCAACTTTCAAAACTACTACTGGTTGCCATATGGTCCAGATGTTATTAAAGTTGCCGGCCAACAACAGGCAATTGAAAGTACTTACACTGTAACATTAGAATCTGAACTAGACAATTTTACCTACTTGTTTACCCCTAACGGGTTAACTCGTAACCCAACAATAACATTGTACAAAGGTCAAACATATCGTTTTGAAATTAGTGCAATCGGTAACCCATTTAGTATTAAGACTCTTAGAACAGCAGGCCCGCAAGACAGATATTCAGAAGCTGATAATCATGCTGTAGAAACTGGCGTTATTACTATTACTATTCCTTACGATGCCCCACAGGTATTATACTACGTTAGCGAGAATAATGTGGATGTAGGTGGTGTATTTCAAATTTTATCTATTGATGAAAATACTGCCATTGATGTTGAAGCTGAAATCTTAGGTAAAAGAAATTATACATTAGCTGACGGAACACCGTTATCTAACGGTATGAAACTTGACTTCATTGGTAAAGTAACTCCAACTTCTTATGCATCTGGTCAGTACTATGTAGAAGGTGTTGGTTCTGCAATCGTATTAATAAAATCATCTGACTTAGAATTAATTAGTGCGTATACTGATAGTCAATCAATCTTGTTTGACACAACACCATTTGACAATTTACCATTTAGTGATGCTACGAGTTTTGCTGGATCAAAAGACTATATCACTATTAATCGTGCAAGTTTAGATCGTAATCCGTGGTCACGCTATAACCGTTGGTTCCATAAAGATACTATTAATGCTAGTTCAGCGTTTAATGGCAAGGTACCAAGTTTAGATCAAACAGCTCGTGCTGTTCGCCCTATTATTGAATTTGAAGCAGGACTAAAATTATTTAATTTTGGTTTGCAAGCAGTTACTGATGTTGATTTAGTTGATACATTTACTACTGATGTGTTTTCAACAATAGAAGGTCAGTATGGTTACAATATTGACGGTGTTGCCGTTGCAAATGGTCAGCGTATTTTATTTACAGCAGATACTGACGGATTTGTACGTAATAACATTTATAGAGTTGAATTTCTTGATGTACGACATGAAGTAGTTGCTGGAGTAGCCAGCCGACAAATACATCTAGTATTAGAAGCAACTCCAACTCTATATGAAGTAGCATTAATTAAACAAGGTGTACACAATCAAGGTACATCATACTGGTACAATGGAACTACTTGGAAGCAAGGCCAAGAAAAGACAGCATTAAATCAGTCACCGTTGTTTGACGTTGTAGATAGTAATGGTATTAGTTTTAGTGATATTGCTACATATGAGGGTTCAACATTTGCAGGTACAAAGATATTTTCTTATAAAATAGGCTCTGGTACTTCTGATACAAATCTTGGATTTGCATTGTCATATAAAAATATTAGCAACATTGGCGACATTGTGTTTAATTTTAATTTGCTATCTGATACATTTCAATATAGACAAATTGCAGATATTATTCATAAAACTACAGATGTTGGATTTTTAGTTAATTATTCATCGGTTACTCGACTAACCACATATACTAACGGCTGGAAAATTTCTAAAGCTGAACATAATCAAGCCGGCATTAGAATTTATAAAAATTCAAATTTAACAAACAATTTTAATATTGATATTTTTGATGATATTCAAAATTTAGATGATTTAATAGTCCATGTGTACATAAATGGTATTCGACTAGATAAATCTAAGTGGACGATTGTTGACACTCCAGTATATAAGCGAGTTGTATTAACAACTGATATTACAGTTGATGATGTGTTAACTATTCGCACATTTGCAAATCAGCCAATAAATGAAAACGGATATTATGAAATTCCAATTAGCTTACAAAATAATCCGTTAAACACAGCAATTACAGAATTTACATTAGGCGAAGTAATTGATCACGTAAATTCAATAGTTGATAATTTAACCAACTTTGTTGGCGAGTATCCAGGTGCTAGTAATCTGCGAGACTTGGGAGATATAACTTCATATGGTACTAAATTTGTACAACATAGTGGCCCAGCAAGTTTAAGTTTATATCATATAACATCTGAAGAAAACAATGTAATCAAAGCAATTGAACAATCACGTGACGACTACGGTAAATTTAAACGTAATTTTATCTCAATCATTGATACATTAGGTAATCATCCAACTGACACAGTTGCTCATGTAAATTTAATTTTACAAGAGCTTACTAAAGATAGACCAAAAACTAGTCCATATTATTTTAGTGATATGGCAGGTTATGGTGCGTGTATTCGCAATGACTTTAAGGTAATTGATTATCGAATCAAAACATATCCGTTAACTAACGTATTCAATCTTGATAGTTTGTCAACGGCTGCGGTATACATTTACTTAAATGGTACACAGTTGTTATACGATATTGATTACACATTTAGTGATCAAGGGTTTATTGTTATCCGCAATAGTGTGCCAATGGCCAATGATGATGAAATTACTATCTATGAGTATGAAAATACAGATGCATGTTTTATCCCACAAACACCTACTAAGTTAGGTATTTGGCCAAAGTACGAACCTAAAATTTATACAGACACTAGTTTAGTAACACACCGTGTAATGATACAGGGTCACGATGGCAGTCAAGTATTAGCATATGGTGACTACCGAGATGATTTAATTTTAGAATTAGAAAAACGTATTTTCAATAATATCAAAGTTAAGTACGATCCTGCAATTTTTGACATCAATGATCTAATTCCAAGTTATATCCGTCCTAACACTTATACTGTACAAGAATTTAATGAAGTGTTAGCACCGCAATTTTATCAGTGGACTACATTAATTGACAGAGATTTTACCAAGCCGTTGAGCTTTGATCGTACTAATCCAGTTACATATAACTATCGTGGTCACACAGCACCGGACGGAAGAGAAGTTCCAGGATACTGGAGAGGTATCTATCGTTGGATGCTTGACACCGACCGTCCTAACTTATGCCCATGGGAAAGTTTAGGTTTTACAATACAGCCAGCATGGTGGGAAGAAGTGTATGGTCCAGCACCTTACACTAGCGACAACTTGCCATTGTGGGAAGACCTTGCTAATGGCCTAGTGCGCGAGCCAGGTAAGCCACCAGTACAGTTAAAGAAATATATTAGACCGTTTCTAGCAACTTGTATTCCAGTAGATGCTGACGGAGAAATTCAAAGCCCAATGCTAGCTAACCTAGCGTCTGGGGTAGTAACTGCCGCAACTAATGCCGACTATGTGTTTGGCGATGTAAGCCCAGTTGAAGCAACTTGGAGACGTAGTAGTTATTATCCATTTAGTGTGCTGATAACATCATTATTGTTATCACCAGCAAAGACATTTGGTACTGTGTTAGATCGTTCACGTATTGTTAGAAACTTTACAGGCCAACTAGTATATCAAGACACTGGGTTACGAGTAACACCGTCTGCAATCAAATTGCCAAGCATTTATACTAGTGCTACTAGAGTACAAACTGCGGGTGTTATTAACTATCTAGTTGATTATTTGTTAGGAGACAACTTAGTCTCATATACAAAGTATAACTATGATTTACAAAATATTACAGCTAACCTTAGCTATCGTGTGGCTGCCTTTACTAGCAAAGAAAAATTTAATTTGTTGTTGGATAGTAAATCTCCAACAAGTACAGGTAGTGTATTTGTACCGCAAGATGATTACGATATTGTTTTAAATGTAAGTAGTCCAGTTAAGAAAATTACATATAGTGGTGTAGTTATTACAAAATTAACTGACGGGTATGAAATTAAAGGTTACAGCAAAACTTCACCGTATTTCAAATACTATCCTTGGTTGCAATCAGGCCCAACAATTAACGTTGGCGGAATTTCAGAAAGTTATTCTTTGTGGACTGGCGGCAAGCAATATGCGGCATTATCAATTGTAAAATACAATAACAGATTTTATAGAGCAATCGCCACCCATACTGCTAAAGCAACATTTGATTCATCATTATATACTCCACTAGGAGCACTAATTCCAATTGTTGGCGGTCGCGATGCAATTTTAAGAACATTGTGGGATCGTGAAACTCCGATCACAGTACCGTACGGAACTAAATTTAAAACTGTACAAGATGTAGTAGACTTTTTAATTGGCTACGGTGAATGGTTAAAAGATCAAGGATTTATCTTTGATAATTTTGATAATGACCTAGCAGAAATTACTAACTGGGTATCTAGTGCTAAAGAATTTATGTTCTGGACAACACAAAATTGGTCTGGATCACAAGATAACTGGCAAGATTGGTTGCCTAATGTTGATACTGAGTATCAAGCGATTGTCAAATACAACGGCGATTATTATCAAGCAATCCGTAAATCTTTTGCTAGTGATATTTTTCAAGAACATGATTTTGAAAAATTAGACGGATTAAGCACAGTCGGTAGTAGCGTTATTTCTCTAAGCCCAAGTGCAAACAACATAACATTCTCAGTACCGTATACTGTTGTTGACGATGTTAAGAATCCATTTAATAGCTACGAAATCTTTTCAGTAGACGGATTACCTATTGCTCCTAATTTCTTAAACTCATATAGAGATGATAACGCTGTTACCTATGCTCCAGCTGATGGACAAGGATTGTTTGGCGCAAGTTTTTATCTAGTACAAAAGGAACAAGTGGTCATTCTAAAGAATACTACTATGTTCAATGATACAATTTATAATCCAGAAAGTGGTTATAGACAAGAACGTATTAAAGTTAACGGTTATGTTACAACTAACTGGACAGGGTCATTTGATGCTCCAGGATTTATATTTGACCAAGCAAAAATATCCGAATGGGCAGATTGGCAAGATTATTCACTTGGTGATATTGTTAAGCACAAAGAATTTTATTATAGTGCTAACAGCTTTATCCCCGGTACTGCTGAGTTCATTGCTAAAAACTGGACTAAACTACATACCCGACCAACTACAAAATTGTTGCCTAACTGGACATATAAAGCTGGACAGTTTACTGACTTCTTTAGTTTAGATACTGATAACTTTGATCCAGCACAACAAAAGATGGCTCAACATATGATTGGCTATCAAAAACGCCAGTACTTAGAAAACATTATCAAAGATGATGTTAGCGAGTACAAGTTCTATCAAGGTATGATTATTGAGAAAGGTACTCAAAACGTATTGAACAAATTGTTTGATGTGTTAAGTGCCGAAGGCGAAGAGAGTCTAAAGTTCCATGAAGAGTGGGCAGTCCGTGTAGGACAATACGGTGCTAGTGCCGCATTTGAAAATATTGAGTTTGTATTACCTGAGAGTCAATTTAAGAGTAATCCCCAAGGTATCGAATTAATTAATCAACCTAATACTACAAGTCTTGACTTTATTATCCGTCAAACTCCAAACGATATCTATCTAAAACCACTAGGTTACGATAGTAATCCGTGGCCAGTTGTTAAAGAGTATAAATCATATTTGCGTACTCCTGGCTATGTAAGATCCGACGAAGTGACACTAGTTTTAAAAACTATTGACGAAATTCTAACTCAGGATGTTACTAAATTTAAAAATGGCAGTTATGTTTGGTGCGGATTTGAAGGGCACGAATGGAATGTTTATAGATATACACCTTCAAATTTCAATGTAACAAATTTAACTTACGAAGGTACTACACTTACTATAGAACTTGATCAGTTAGTTCCATTAAAAGTTGGAAGTTATATTGGTATTGAAAAATCTATAGCGGCAGGCTTTTATAAAATTGAAACAGTAACGCTTAACTCATTTACAGTTACCGCTGATATAACGGGGTGGACTACGTATAATGGCGATGAAGTACCGGTCTTTGTTTTCTTAAGTCAGCGTGCCGCATCTATTGATGTTGCTGATACTGTTATTATAGGAGACCGCATCCCTGGAGAACTATTGTGGACTGATGATGCAGGCAACGGCAAGTGGGCAACATGGGAATATGCTCCAGTATATGCAAGTTCAGAAATTAAGAGCCCCGTACCTGCTGACGGTTTACAATTTGGTAAGAGTATTAGTATTAATAGAGACGGTAATATTTCAGCGATCTCAACTAATGCCGCACAGGTATTAGTGTACATCAAATCTGGCCCAACATTATCTTGGACACAGCGTCAAACTATTGTTAAGCCTTTAATATCAACAGGCACATCTAACTGGGCACAAAATACAGCGTATGCACAAAATGCGATTGTATTCTATTCAAACAGTTGGTATAAATCTAGTACTGTTGTATCAGCTACAACAACACCTCCTTCAACCGACACTGCTCATTGGAATGCAATTTCTTTTGCTGATGTGTTAGCAATGTCAACTGATGGCCGATGGTTAGCAGTAGGTAGTCCTACTGCGGACTATGCATCTACATTGTATATGGGAACTTACAATCCAATAGCAACATATACTGTTGGACAAATTGTTAAGTCAGGATCATCGCTATATGAAGCTATTGATAATGTACCTATAAACAAACAACCAGCATCAAACTTAGCGTACTGGAGAATAACTTATTTGATTTCAGTTACTCCGGATGGATCTAACTCTCCGCTAGTACAACAAGGCGTAGTTTCAATCTATGAAAAAGATACAAATGATTCTTATGTACTTGTATCTACAGTTGTAAGCCCATATGCTAATCCATACAGTAACTCACAGCCGCAAGAAGGAACTAATGAGCTATTTGGATCAACTCTAGCATTTGCCGATAACACATTATTTGTTGGCGCAACAGGCCACGGTACTCAAGCTGGCAATATGTACCAGTTAGATTATTCAGAGCGTGTTCTTGCTACCGCAACTTATAATCCTACAGGTAGTTCAGGTAAAACTATTATTGTATCAAGCACTGCTGGTATTGATGCTGGTATGACAGTATCGGGATTAGGGTTTACAAAAGGCCAAACAGTATTAGAAGTAGTTAATTCAACAACTATATTATTAAACGCTGGCCCTGATGGTGATCCATTTGGTCGTTTAGAATTTAAAACAACCGCTTGGGGATATACTGATTTAGTTGGTCGTAATGAATCGTCGCCGACTGGTGCTCGTTATGCATCAAATATTCAAGTAAGCAAAGATAGCAGTACTGTATTAGTTTCAGCCGCTGAAAATCGTAGAGTATATGTTTACAATCTAGTAAACGGTGCATACGCATTATCTCAAACTATTGTTGGAACTGATGCAGAATTTGGCCAAGGCATAACTGTAACTGACGACGGCACATATATTGCAGTCGCTTCAATTATGGCCGACGGTGAAAAACTTGATCAAGGATCAGTCACTGTTTATAAACTTGGACAATCAGGATATACTCCGTATCAAACATTAGTAAACACTAAGCCGGAGATTGCAGGATACTTTGGTAGCAAGTTAAGCTTCATGAACGACGGTAATACTATTGTTGTTTATAGTGCTGCCGCCGACACTAGAGATGTAGTATCATTTGATAATTTAACTACATCGTTCGATGATAAATTAACCAACTTCTCATCCTTACATGTTAATAGTGGGCGTGTTGATATCTATGATCGATATGCAACTAAGTGGGTGTTTAGTGAAAGTCTTCCAATGTCAAATATTGAATCTGACAGTTACGGTAAGAGTATTGCAATTGGTGCAAATCATGTTTTTGTTGGAGCACCAAGTACATTTGATCGTAGCAAGAAATCTGGTAAAGTTTATGAGTATAGTAAACTAAATGCAAGTTACAGCTGGCAAGTATTACATAAAGAAATTGATAAGCCTGACCTAACAACAATTAAATCAGCATTTTTATATAACAAGGCTAGCAATACACTAGTATCTTACATTGATATTGTTGATCCAGTACAAGGTAAAATTGCAGGTATTGCTGATCAAGAAATTAAATTTAAAACATTCTATGATCCTGCAACATATAGTGTTGGCGATAGTCACGTTAATGTTGATGACGGCATGGCGTGGACCGCTGATCAAGTTGGCATGTTGTGGTGGGATTTACGCAATGCTAAATTTATTGATAGTTACGATCAAAATATTATCTATCGTAATAGTACATGGAATACATTATTTCCAGGCGCAAGTATTGATGTTTATGAATGGATTGAAACAACAATGCTTCCATCAGAGTGGGATGCAGAAGCAGATACTGATGCAGGTATTGCATTAGGTATTAGCGGTACATCATTGTATGGTGATACATCATATAGTGTTAAGCGTCGATATGATAATATCAGCAAAACATTTAAAAATACCTATTACTTCTGGGTAAAAAATAAAAAGACTATTCCTACAGATACAAGTAGACATTTATCAGCTTCTGATGTTGCTGAGTATATTTCAAACCCAAGAGGTAATGGTTACAAATATCTTGCCCTAACAAGTCAAAATTCATTTAGTCTTGTTAACGTTGCAACTTCATTAAATGCAAATGACGTAGTATTGTCAGTACAATATTGGACTGCCGACCATCAAAATCAAAATATTCATAGTCAATGGAAATTAATTAGTGATGATGCTGATACAATACTACCAGCGACAATTGAACAAAAATGGTTTGATAGTTTGTGCGGCAAAGATAGTCAAGGCCGTATTGTTCCTGATACAGCATTACCTATTAAGATTCGCTACGGTATTGAGAACCGTCCTCGTCAAGGAATGTTTGTAAACAGATTTGAAGCATTAAAACAATTTGTTGAACATACTAATTTAATTTTAGCTAGCAATCAGGTAGTTGGACAAAAAGATCTATCTAAACTTGAAACATATGAAAATGAGCCTCATAGCATTTTAGGATTATATGATTCTGTGCTTGACACTGAATTAGAATTACGATTTGCTAACGTTGGTGCCTTTAAGAAACCTGCATTAAGCGCAACAGTTGTTAACGGTGCAGTTACTGGTGTTAGTATTGATTATAGAGGTGCAGGATATGTGATTGCACCATATATTGAAGTAACAGGTACCGGTACGGGTGCAGTTATTAGAGCAATTATTAATACCAAAGGTCAAATAATTGGTGTTAAGATTATATCTGCTGGTGTAGGATATACCGATAACACAGTATTAACTGTTAGAAATTATTCAGTACTAGTACACAGTGATAGCCAAGCTGTTGGTAACTGGAGCATATATTCATACGAGCCATCGACATTGTTATGGTCTCGAGTACGTAGTCAATCTTATGACACAAGAAAATATTGGTCATACATTGATTGGTATGCAACTGGGTACTCACAATATACTGCACCAGATTTTTCTGTTGCAACACTATCAGAATTAACTACAATTACTCCTAGCATTGGTAATGTTATTAAAGTACGTAGTGACAGCGACGGCAATTGGACATTATTAGTAAAGTATTCAAACGTAGTGTCGATAGATTATACTCAAACATATCAAGTAGTTGGTCGTCAAAACGGAACTATTAAATTTAATTCTATCCTGTACAAGTACTTGGATACTAGCTATGGTTATGACGGTTCACTATTTGACGGCAGCACATTTGATAACTCTGCAACTATTGAATTGCGTTATATTTTATCAGCAATTAAAGAAAATATCTTTATTGATACATTAAAACAAGAATATTTAAATTTATTTTTCTCAAATGTACGCTATGCGTTTAGTGAGCAGAATTATTTAGATTGGATCTTTAAAACAAGTTTTGTTAAGGCACAGCATAATGTTGGCCCGTTGGCACAACGAGTTACATATAAAAATGATAATCTAGCTGATTATGAATCATATATTAATGAAGTTAAACCGTACAAAACAAAAGTAAGAGAATATGTAAGTGCATATACTCGAATTGAAACAAGTGAATTATCTGTAACAGATTTTGATATACCACCAATCTATGAAAATAATAAATTAGGAATAGTTGGCACCATCATTGCTG